ACTGCGACCAGTGGCGCCAATACCACTGGGACTTTCGCCAAACAGAATCGTATGAGGAATCTGAGACGCGCCAATAATGTCAATTCTCAACTTCTCCAGCACGCCATCAATTCCACTGAACTGACGACTAATGAAGCTAAGCTCCTCCTTTTCGGCATCAATGGCGAATCCACGGTACACGCTCTTGCTCATATCGTTGAGCACAAGCCTGTTCTTTACGTCACTTTCTTTGCCATTGGCCAGCATTTGAGACAAGTTGCGAATCTTGTGGACAAAAATGTCGAACTCGCTCAAAAGCATGGAGGCCGAATGTACGCCAGTCCAATAGTGGCGGAAGCTATCGTAAATTGGCTGAATGCTGCTCATTCCCCAGCCATAGTTACGTTGGCGAATCCTGTAGGGCAGCCACATGCCATCAAACCGCAGAATCCTATCCTTATGGATGCGCGTGAGATTGGGCTGTTGGATTAGGTCGCCTGAAATGATTTGATAGTACGTTGCCTTGGCATAGTCATATAGACTTTCCTCCCCAATCATGGGAGCAATCTGGTAGCGGTCTAGCACTTCCATGCCTTCCACTTCCACGATTTTGCTTTTGTCTACTGGCTGATCGGCAGGACGACCATCATTGATGTAGAGCAGAATTGCTGCGCCACCATACAGCCTTTCGTTTTTGCTAGCCAAATTGAAGTTCTCAAGGATCATCAAATCCTCAATCACTTGTTCCATGCCAACGATTTCCTGCGCTTTTGCGCCATCGCCACCAAACAAAATGCGAAAGCCTTTGCGTGTGGATTGGTCGGCAACAATGTCCACAACTCGCCTAGGAATCCATTCGCCATACAGCCCTTCAAGTTCCTCTTGCGTGAGGAAGATAATGGGTTGAGTGATGGTGGATTGTGACTTGTCGCGCCCCTGGATGCCCATGCCAGTAAAGACATTGGCGAGACCGTCAGTGCGAACACCGGCACCATCAAAGTGGCCAAGGTTCACAATGGGACCACCATTGTCTCTTGCCAGTGTGGTCATATTGGCTATCGCTTATCAGTTCCTTAACTGTAGCGCCCGTTATACTACGGAGCGTAAGCACAATCCTTCATGGCGATTAGCATTTGCCTCACTGAGCAGGAGCGCCAAATGGCGCTGAATGAGGCCCATCGTCGCCAATCGTCCAATGAAAACAAAGGGCTCTATGGCAGGAATGGTGGCCCCAGATTTGGGGAAAAGGCACTTAAGGCGCATGAAGTGGGGGCAATGGGGGAAGTGGCAGTGGCAACCTTACTTGGCATGAAGGAGTTTCTGTTCCAAGAAACTGAAGCGCGTCGTGGCTCTGTTGACCTGCCGCCCGACATTGATGTGAAGACTAGAAATGGCCATAATCGTGATCTGATTGTTCAACTTTCAGAAAGCAGGAATAAGCGATTTGTGCTTGTGACCATTGAAGATAATGCTATACTGATTCATGGCTGGATCAATGGCAAAGAAGCCATGCAAGATCAATACATTCTTGATCCTGCGCGTGGCCGCAAAGCTTATTTTGTGCCACAAAAAGCACTGCAGCCCATGGAGACTTTTCAATGCTTAAATGTTCCCACTTTGCTCAATACGCTCTAAAGTTAGAGCTTTGGCCAAAGCAACAGGAGATTATTGATTCATACTTTGGCGGTCCCGTTACTCATGGCGTGTGGGCACTCGGTCGTCGTTGTGTTGTTGCCGATACTCTTGTGGCGACAAGCAATGGGATGGTCGAGATTGGTTCCCTTGCGGGATCTGGAGAAACTATTGACCACGAATGGGAGCATTGCCATTTGGAAGTGGCGCAACCAGATAAAGAAAGGCGACAAGCTTCTCGCTTTTACAAGGGAGGACGGCAAGACGTTATTCGCATTCGCACGTCTCGCGGCTTTGAAGTGGCTGGCACTCCCAATCATCCAGTGATGGTAATGAGCGAAAAGGGGCTTCACGAATGGCGGCCTCTCGGAGCGTTGAGCCAAGGCGATCAAATAGTCACTCGACCTGGCGCTAATGTTTGGCCTGATAGTTGTCCGCCCATCGCGGAATTTGCTTGCAAGGCAAAAGAGGCTGCGGAAATATCCCCCAATGCCAAATCAATTCAGCCGCCTTCAACGCTGACCGAGGATTTAGCCTATGCGCTTGGTGCGTTGGTTGGCGATGGCACTTGGACCATGAAATCTTACGTTCAATTAACGTGCCATGAAGATGACGCACCTTTCATGGCAGAATCGCTGCAACGCGGCTTGGGCGTGCCTTTCACCTTGAAAAGAGATACCCGTCGCAACTCTGCGTGCTCTCTTAACTTCAATTCAAGATATTACAGGAAGTTCTTGAATGATCTGGGATGGATTGTAGATGTAAAGCGCGATCAAAAGCGAGTGCCCTGGGTAATTATGCAATCCCCACAGCCCATTGTCTGTGCCTTTCTTTCTGGGCTATTTGATACCGATGGAGGAGTAGAGAGCAATGGCCAAACCATTGCTTTTAGCACTGCATGTAAAACATTGGCGCGAGAAGTGCATATGCTTTTATTTAATCTTGGAATTATTTCTAGAATTACAGCCAAGAAAGTGCAAGGCAAAGACTATTGGATAATTACATTGCTTGGCCTTGAAGCTCGTCAGCAATTTTGCCACACCATTGGCTTTCGTTTACCTCGTAAGCAATTAAAAGCCCTTCAGGGGTTAGACGTTGCGCGAGATGGAGGCAATTCACAGGCTATTCCTCATCAAAAAGCATGGTTACGGCGGCTTGCCAGTGATCTTGGCCACAGGAAAGGCGATGGCCTACTCACGAAAATCCGCAGTTGTGTTGGTAACGCAATCAAGGGCGATAAAGAGGAGTTTAATGCACGGCGATTGCCGGGATTGATTAAATTGCTTGACGAGCACAATGTCAATGGAGAAGTTGCGCAACATTTCAGGGAGCTGGCGCTAGTTAGTTATTTTTATGATCCAGTGGTAAGTATTCAAAAGGAAGATCCGCAGGAGGTGTTTGATTTTCATGTGCCAATTAGCAATGCTTTTGTTGCCAATGGCATTGTCAATCACAACAGTGGTAAGACCCTAATGGCCGCAGTTGCTGCTCTTTATGTTTGCTTTGTGTTAGAAGCAAACTATAAACGGCGCGTCAGAAAAAACGAAAAGTGGTACATTGTTACCGTTGCTAACGATCAAAGTCAGGCAAAGATTGCCCTGAATAACATTCGTCAGTTGCTTGTTGAAAGCCAATTCGCTAAAGAGATTGTCCGCGAAACAGCCACCGAAATTGAAATTAGCAATGGCTGCGTGTTCCAGGCCATTCCAGCATCAGCCCGTGCCTCCCGAGGAAAAGCCGTGGCCATGTGCATCATGGACGAACTTGCCTTCAGCCTTGAGGGCGATGCCAATAGGGGCGCCAAGGCCATCTACACCGCCCTAGAGCCTTCCGTGGCCCAGTTTGGCGGCCATGGCCGCTTCCTAGAACTGTCTTCGCCATGGCTCACTGATGGCCTGTTCTATGAGCATTACTGCGAAGCTCAAAGTGGCGACTTCCCCTTCATGCAGGCCGTCAATATTCCCACCTGGGAAATCAATCCGAATTTGCCATGGGGATGCCCATTCCTTGAAGCGGCCCTTAAGCGTGATCCTGATGCGTTCTGGGTGGAATATGGTGCTCAGTTTTCTAAGAATCTTTCTGCCCTTTTGGCGCCTGAAGTTGTTGATGCTGCAGTCGATAAGCGACGGGGAATCCTCTTACCTCAAGCGCAATTCAAGGGCATGTACTATCTGGCACTTGACCCAGCAAAAGGTGGCGTTGGACGGGATAACTACACGGCCTGTATCGTTCACTACGAAGGAGAAACACTAATCGTTGATAAGTTCCATTCCTTTGATGCTGACTTTGAAATCAATGGCAAAAAGGAGGTGAATATCAAGGCAGTGGAACAATGGATTCGGGAGCATCATACGGCCTATGGGTTTGAAAGCATTGTGCTTGACCAGTTCAATAGTGCTTCCACCATTCAAACGCTTGCCGAAAGCCTGCCAATCAGTGAACTCACTTGGAGCGTGTCCACAAAGATGAAGGCTTTCAGTAAAATGCGGCAACTATTCAATGCTGGGCTCATTACTCTCTACAGTCATGAAGTGGCAATTAAGCAAATCAAGGGTTTGAGCGTGGTGTATCGTCAGTCAGGACAATGGACAGTCACTGGCGGCAAGGAAGCTAATGTTGACGACTTCCCATTTGCTCTGGCCGCAGCCATCTTAGAAGCTTCCGAAAGTGATGACATTGATTGGATTAACTCTCTCGTTAGGTAATGGGCACTATCATGGCAATAGTTTCTTAATGACTGGTGGAATTTGAGCACAAAGAGATTGTATTCTTGCTTGCTTTACTGGAAGCTGATCGTCAGACCGCCCTGCAACTTTTAGCGGCAGACCACTTCTACGAGCCCAAGCTATTGCCAAAGCTTAGAAAGCTGGAACGAAGCCTGAGGAATACTCAATAGCATTGTGCTAGACTGCCACTGTTTCATTGGACAATTATGGCTTCTTTGAGCAAAGCGGCAGAATCGGCATGGCTTCGTCTCATTGAAGCAGTGACTCCGTACGAGGATGTGCAGTCCAGCGAATACACACAATGTCTTGCGGAATACAATCAGGCGATGAAAGATAATGCCAGGGCTCTCCATTGGGAACGATGGTGCGAGGAAGAACCCTGGGCCGTGGAATGCCGGATTTACGATTGCTAATGGTGCGTTTGTGCTATTCGCTTTGCGGAAAACGCTATGAGGCAGTAGTGCCAATAGCGGAAGCAATTAAGCTCAATCGAAAGCTATTGGCAATGGGGGCTGCAGTGTATTGGACAGAACGGCTAT